GCCTCTAGGATCGGTCCAGCCGAAGCTGTAACGAGCAGTAGCCTTGAACTTTGCGTTCTCAGTATCCCAATCATTATCCATGTCGAACTGGTCACCACGACGTTCAAAATACTTCATACCATGTGGTACGTTAGTACGGATGAACCAAGCATCGGTATCAGTCAAGAAGTGGTTGGTGATAACCTTCGGAATAGAACCAAGAGTCTTGATTGCATTCAGATCGTTGTTATCAGTACCAACACGGCCATCTGTGCCAAGGATACGTTTTGCTTCAAAGATCAACTGGCGTGGGATGATCAACGATTCAGGACGAACCGCAATCAGCAAACCAGCATCGTTGGTGTAACCAGCGATATCGATACAAGCCTGTTCCAAAGCAGCTTCTGACAAGTCAGCAGCAGTAGCGATGATGTTAGACCATGTACCACCCTTCAGATTGGCGTGGTTGTTAGCCAACAGAACAGAACCGTCGCCACCAGTATAACCAGCGGTAAAGGCACGATTGTAGACGTTAGCTGCGATAACTTCCTTGGTCTGACGCATAGAAAACGCAAGACCTTGGGCCTTACGCTGACCAACCACATCATACTGGTCATCTTCCATCATCTCACGAGTGATGATAAAACCGAGGGCAAACACAGCGTGTTGATAACGAGTGGTGAACGATTGACGTTCACTGTCGTATGATACTGCGGAACCTTCAGGCTTATTCACTGCAAGACCAAAGGACGACACACCAACGTCTTCTTCAAACGCTTTGCTCGACGTGAATTTGTCGAACAGTTTGTCGTACTCTACTTCATACTCGGCATAAGATTTACCGTACCAAGCGTTAACACCGGGCCATAGGGCCTTGGCAAATGAGCCACTATTGATAATAGACATATTATCCTTCCTTTATAATTTAAGATTAAACGCCAGTAGTACCGAGCGAACCAAATGTAGCCGCATTCAGCATAACATAGTAGCTGAAATAGGTGTCACCGGGGACGTTATCGGGACGTTGGGGGAAACCTACAATCTTCAAAGGAAGAGTAGCCGTAGTTGCAAGACCAGTGCTATCCAACTGCATACCAGAAGAACCGGAAGTAGTAGAACCAGCGGTAGTCGTGAACTGACCGTTTTGACCGACGTTAGCCGTGATGGTAGCAGCAGCAACCGAAGTACCTGCATACTGAACTTCATAGATCAACGTAGGATCATCAGCAACCAAGAGATAACGGTCTGTAGATGCACGACGATACACTGGGGTATTCAGATCGTTCACAGCAGGCACGTTAGTAACTTCATTACCAACACCAGAGAAAAGGATACCAACCACAATACCCACGGGGATATCAGTAGCACCACAACGAGTTACGGTAGGTGCGCCGGAAGCGGCACGGGCATCACCCGCCAGCTTAACAGCATCACCAACCATGATTACGGTAGAGTCCGAGGAAGGCACAAAATAGAGAGAGGCCTTACCAGAGTACGGAGCACCCGTAGTATTTTTAACAGGACGAAACCCGCTAATACGCGAAACACTTGCCATTAGTTATTCTCCAAATAAGCAAATAATTGAATATTCCTAATGGCACTTACATTTAATTAACTTCGAGAAATTTCGAGTTT